TTCAGCAACGTCGAAGTCGCGCCGGACCGCAACGACAACATCTTCCCGCGCAAGCTCCGCGCCGCGAACAAGATCGATGCCGCCGTGGCCACGATCGACGCGCACGGGCGCGCCATGGTCCTTGAGCCCGCCAGTAGTGGCGTCGGCATGGAGGTCTGGTGAAACTCTTCGGACTCGACATCAGCCTGGCTGGCGAACGCAAAAGCGCCGGTCAATCCACCTGGGGCCTGTTTCGCGAGCAGATCGAGGCCACGCAGGCTCGCTCTGGTGTCGCCGTCACGTGGAAAACAGCCCTGCAGGCCGATACCGCGCTGGCCTGCGCCCGCGTCATTGCCGAAGGCCTCGCCCAGGTCCCGCTCAAGGTCTATCGCCGGCGCACTGCCGGCGGCGCCGATGTTGCTTTCGATCATCCGGCCTATGCACTGCTGCACGACTCGCCAAACGACATTCAGACTAGCTTCGAATGGCGCGAAACCGCCGGCCTGCACCTGGTGTTCGCCGGCAATGCGTACGCCTTCAAGAACATTGTCCGGGGCAGCGTGGTTGAGCTGCTGCCGTGGGATCCGGCGAACGTCGTCACCCGCAATGTGCGCGGCGAGCTGCGCTACGACCTGCGGCTCAATGGCGGCGTCGAGCGCAACCTGGGTGGCGCCGACGTGCTGCACCTGCGTGGGCCAAGCTGGAACGGCTGGCTCGGGCTGGATGGCGTCAAGCTCGCGCGTGAAGCCATCGGCCTAGCGATCGCCACCGAGCAACACGGCGCCCGCCTGTTCTCAAACGGCGCCCAGCCCGGCGGCATCATCACCACTGAGCAGGCACTCAAAGACGACCAGCGCCAGGCGCTGCGCAAGTCCTGGCAGGAAACGCACGGCGGTGGCGACAACGCCTTCAAGACTGCCATCCTGTGGGGTGGGCTGAAGTGGGAAAGCATGGCGCAGCAGAACGACCAGGCGCAGTTCCTGGAAACGCGCGCCTTTCAGGTCGAGGCCGTGTGCCGGGCCTTCCGGGTGCTGCCTGTTATGGTTGGCCACACGGAAAAGGCGGCCACCTACGCCAGCGCCGAGCAGATGTTCCTGGCCCATGTGGTGCACACCATGGGCCCGTGGTATGCCCGCCTCGAGCAGGCATTCAATCGCCAGATCCTGACCGCGGCCGATCGGCGCGCCGGGATCTACACCAAGTTCAACATCGGTGGCCTGCTGCGCGGCGCCCATGACGCCCGGGCCAGCTACTTCAGCAAGGCCCTCGGCGCCGGCGGCAGCCCGGCCTGGATGACGCAGGACGAAGTACGCGAGCTCGACGAGCTCAACCCCATGGGCGGTACCGCCGCCCAGTTGCCCGTGGCCACCAATGTCGGCGGCCCGGCACCCGCACCGAAAGGAGTCTGACCATGGCCACTCGCCACCTGGCTTGCGCCCTGACTGAAATCAAGCTGGCGCCGGCCGCCAATGAGGGCGTCGACGCCATGACCTTTGAAGGGTATGGCGCCGTTTTCGGCAATGTCGACGCCTACGGCGACGTGATCGCCCCGGGCGCTTTCGCCAACTTCCTGGCGGACGCCAAGGCGGGCCGCCAGCCGTGGCCTGCCATGCTCTCGCAGCACGGCGGCATGGGCCTCACTGCCACCGACGACACGCCGGTCGGCATCTGGGTCGATCTGGCCGAAGATGGTACCGGCCTCAAGGTCAAAGGCAAGCTGGCCGATACCCCGCGCGGCCGCGAGCTGCACAGCCTAATGAAAATGACGCCGCGGCCGGCCATCGATGGCCTGTCGATCGGCTACATCACCAAGGAATTCGAGCCGCGCAGCAAGCCCGAGGATCCGCGCCGCACCCTTAAGCGCATCGACCTGGTGGAGATCTCCCCGGTCACTTTCCCGGCCAATCGTCTGGCGCGCGTTGCCAGCGTCAAGAGTCTCGACGAGCTGACCACGCTTTCCGAAATCGAAGACTACCTGCGTGAGGCTGGTGGTTTCTCCCGCAATGAAGCCAAAGGCCTCATTGCCCGCATCAAGTCGTCGCAACCGCGTGACGCGGACAACGGCCTGGCGCAACTTACCGCAGCCCTCAATCGCAACATCGACATCCTCTCGAAAGGAGCCTGACATGCGTCACCTTCTGATCCACCCGAAGTACCTCTTCGTGGCCGCGCTTACCGTTGCCGTCGTGTTCCAGCTTGCCGGCCACCCGCTGGCCAATATGGAGCTGTTCGCCGCCGCCGGCATGGTCCCGTTCATGATCGGCGACACCGACATGAAAGGCATGCAGGAACTGATCGAAAAGCAGGGCAAGGCATGGGAGGAGTTCAAGGCCGCCAACGATTCCCGCCTCAAGGCCATCGAATCCAAGGGCTATGCCCCGGCCGATGTGACCGACAAGGTCAACACCATCAATGCCGACTTGACCAAGCTCTCCGGCGAGCTGGGTGACCTGATGAAAAAGGTTAACCGCCCCGGCGTTCTCGGTAGCGATGGCAAGAGCCTCTCGCCCGACCAGGTCGAGCACAAGTCCCAGCTCGGCATTTACCTGCGCAAGGGTACCGAAGGCGACCTGCGCGCCCTGGAGCAGAAGGCGCTGTCCTCGGCCTCCGATCCCGATGGCGGCTATCTCATCGACGAAGAGATGGACAGCAACATCGACCGCATTGCCGCCACCGTCAGCGCCATGCGCCAGCTCGCCACCGTGCGCACCATCGGCAAGGCCTCCTACGAGAAGCTGGTCAAGACGCGCGGCGTGTCCGGCGGCTGGCTGGCTGAGGCGGCCGACTCGTCGGAATCGACCGAAACCCAGTGGGCCAAGATCGAAATCCCGGCGTTCAAGATGTACGCCGAGCCGTGGGTGCCCAACGAGATGCTGGAAGATGCTTTCTACGATCTCGAAATGGATCTCACCGACGAAGCCGGCATCACCCTGGGCGAAACCGAAGGCGCTGCCTTCATCACCGGCAACGGTGTCGGCAAGCCGCGCGGCATCGCCTCCTACAGCACGGTGGCCAACGCCTCCTACGCCTGGGGCTCGGTGGGCTACATCGCCGCCGGCGCCGCGGGTGCCTTCACCTCCGTGGCTCCGGCTGACAAGATCGTCAGCCTGCAGCACTCGCTCAAGCGTGTGTATCGCCCGGGCGCGGCTTTCCTGATGAACGACGCCACCCTGGCCACCGTTCGCCAGATGAAGGACGGCTCTGGCGCCTACTACCTGTGGCAGCCCGATGCCACCGGCAGCTTCGCCGGCCGCCTGCTGGGCAGCCCGGTCGAGATCGACGACAACCTCGCCGACATCGCCGCCAACAGCCTGTCGATTGCCTACGGCAACTTCAAGCGCGCCTACACCATCGTGGATCGTCGCGGCATCGCCGTGATCCGTGACCCCTTCACCAAGAAGGGCGTCACCAAGTTCCACATCAGCCGGCGCGTCGGTGGTGGCATCACGAACTTCGAAGCGTTGAAGTTCATGAAGTTCGCCGCCTCCTAAGCCAGGCGCCCCGCAGCAGACCAAGAAGGCCCGCCCTCGGCGGGCCTTTTTACTTCCAGCACAGGAAAGGAAAAATCATGCACGATCTGCACAACAACGCCCGCGCCTCGCGGGTCATCGCGCCGATTGCCATCGGCGCCAATGCCACCAAGTCCGGCGCCGTCATCGACCGCCAGGGCTACGGCGGCGTCGAGTTCATCGCCAGCTATGGCGCTGTCACCACCACCGGCACCATCGTCACCCTGGTTGTCAAGGAAGGCGATGCCACCGGCTCGCTGACCAGCGTCGCCGATGCTGACCTGCTGGGCACCGAGGCCCTTGCCGGCCTGCCTGTTCAAGCCACCGCCCGCACCAGCGGCGTCGGCAAGAACGTCAGCAAGCGCGTCGGCTACAAGGGCAACAAGCGCTACGTCTCGGTCGATGCCATCAGCACCGGCACCACTTCGGTCGGCTGCCTGTCGGTCACCGCCGTGCTGCACAGCCCGCTGAACGCCCCGACGGCCAACCCGTAACACCACCCAACAGGTCGGATGCTCACCCATCCGGCGCCGTGAGACTCGGCACCCTTCAACCCATCTGGTGAGAGATGACATGACCAACCGCAATCCCGAGCACGTAACCATCCTCGGTCTGGGCCCCAGCCTCGACCAGTACACCAACATCTGCAAGCGCCTTGGCGGGCGCAGGAAATACAGCGACGAGACCTGGTGCATTAACAGCCTTGGCGCAGTCTTCGATTGCGATCGCATCTTCCACATGGACGATGTCCGCATTCAGGAGATCCGCGCCGAAGCCAGGCCCGAGAGCAACATCGCCGCCATGCTGGAATGGATGCGCCGCACCACGGTGCCGATCGTCACCAGCCGGCCGCATCCGGATTACCCGAGCACCGAGCCGTTCCCGTTGATCGAGGTCCTCAACAGCGTCAAGTACGGCTACTTCAACAGCACCGCGGCCTATGCCGCGGCCTACGCGATCTGGTCAGGTGTCAAGCGCATCAGCCTGTATGGCTGCGACTACACCTACCCGAACGCACATGACGCAGAAAAGGGCCGCGCCTGCCTCGAATTCTGGCTGGGCGTGGCCACCGAGCGCGGCATCAAGGTATCGGTGCCCAAGAACACCACGCTGCTCGACGCCCTGCATACGCAGCGCGAGCGCTTTTACGGATACGACACGCTTGACCTGCACCTCTCGCAGGACGAGGCGGGCCGTATCGACATCCGCTTCGAAGAGCGCGCCGTCGGCGATCTGCCGAACGCCGAGCAGATCGAGGCCGCCTACGACCATGACGCGCACCCCAATGCGCTGATGGTGGAACAGAAGGAGTAGCCATGTACCAGGTGCTGAAGGACTTCAAAGGCTCGCCGGACGGCCGCTTTGCCGTCGATTACAAAGCGGGCGAGGTAGTCGATCTGACGACCACGCTGGCTGTCGTCGCCATGGCCGAAGGCTGGGTCAAGCCCGTGTGGGATGAAGCCACTGCCGCCAAGGAGGTTCCCATCGATCCGCGCGTCGCGCCAGCTACCGAAGTCGCCGCACCGCCTGCGGCGCCCCGTCGCAAGAAGTCCGTCGCACAACCCAAGGAGTAAGCGCGATGCCTACGACCCGCATTAACGGTGTCCAGAAAAACACCGACAACAACACCCACGTCTTCGCCAGCGCCACCAGCTTCGGCGCCGTCACCAAAAGCGACAGCACCGTGCTCGACTTCAATGCCGTGTATGTCGGCGTCACTGGCGACGTGGCGATCAAGCCGAACGAGACTGATGCCGCGGTCACATTCTCCAACGTGCCGGGCGGCACCATCCTGCCCGTGGCCGGGGTGCGCGTGATGAGCACCAACACCACGGCGTCGTCGATGGTCTGGCTGAAGTTCTGAGATCATGCTGATCGGCATCGGCGCCTCGATCTACAGCGGCAACCGCTACGACGCGGCGATCTCTTCCGCCAACCTGGCTGCCCGCTTCGACGCCGCGCTGGGCATCACCGCAGCCGGCGGCTTCGCCTCGGCATGGGCCGACCAATCCGGAAACGGGCGCAACCTGCTGCAAGCCACCGGCGCGAATCAACCGATTCATCTGCCGTTTGCCGGAGATAAGTACGGGTATTTGCCGGGTGTTGCGAACAATTACTTTTCCACTCCCGATAGCGCAGCCAACTCTATTGCTGGCGACATTGACATTCGCATGCACATTGCGATGGATGACTGGACGCCGGCGGCGCTATCTGTAATGGCTTCGAAATGGGATGCCGCCACACCTGTCGACTCATGGTACTTGAGTTTTCAAGGGACATCGAACGGGATCATCACGTTTATTTGGACAGAGGATGGTGGCACCACATCGAAAACCGCAAATACAACAGTACCGACCGGCGTCGCAGACGGGGCATACAAGTGGGTTCGTATCACGCTTGACGTTGACAACGGGGCCGGCGGATTCGACGTTAAGTTTTACCTCTCAGACGACGGGGTAACTTGGACACAGTTGGGGGCGACGGTGACTGGCCCCGGATCGACAAGTATTTATAACTCCACAGCAAAGGTCTATGTCGGGTCGGTGCGTGGAGACGTGGCGAACCCCAGAATGAAGTGCAAGCGCTTCCTGCTGAAAGATGGAATTGACGGCACGACGGTCAACGACTTCGACCCCTCGCGCTGGACTTCCGGCACGACGCTCACTGGCAGCACCGGAGAGACTTGGACGATCAACAGCACCGGCAGCAAGCCCGCGCAGATCGTGGATCGACCGTCGCTGCTGTTCGATGGCGCGGCGCACTTTATGAAGTGCAACGCCTTCACGCTGAATCAGCCGGAGACGGTTTATCTGGTGGCGAAGCAGGTAAGTTGGACGAACCCTGATTATTTTTTCGACGGCAATGGCACTGATTCGATGTTGTGTTACCAATCACCCAGCACACCAACGCTAACCCTTAGTGCGGGGGCCGCTGGTCCGCAAACTTCCGATTTAGCCGTTGGCGCGAAGGGTGTTGTTTGCTCTGTATTTAACGGAGCGAGCTCGTCAATACAAGTAAACGCTTCTGCTGAAGTCACTGGCAATGTGGGTGTAAAAAACGCTGGGGGATTCACGCTCGGCGCATACGCAACTGGGGCGCTGTTTTTAGGCAACATCCAAGCCTACGAAGTTTTGATCTACAACGTCGCTCACGACGCTGCCACGCGCGCCAATGTGATAAGGGCGTTGATGAACAAGCACGGAGTCTCCTGATGATCCTGACCAAACCCACGCAAGCCGAAGCGCAAGAACTTGCCACGCGCTGCCACGAGTACCTGATCGCCAACGATCCCGCCTATGCCGCCAGTGTCGCCGCAGGGCAGACCCTGCAATGGGCGATCCCGGCGCAGGACGAGGAAACCGGACCGTGGTCCGTGCCGGTCAATGAGCGCGTCCGTGGTGCGCTGACGGAAGCCGAACTTGCCGAGGCCGGGCTCTTGCTGCCCACTAACCAGGAACTCTGACCCATGGGTCTCACCCTCACCACTGCGCCGGCGACCGAGCCGCTGACGATCGCCGAGGTCTCGGCGCATCTGCGCCTGGGCGCCGGCAGCCAGGAGCCGGCGCCGATGGTGCCAACGGCGGCGCTGATCTCGCCGGCTGCGGCGGGCAATGTCGACAACGGCGCGCACCGCTACTGCGTCACCTTTGTCACGGCCGATGGTGAGACCGAGGCTGGCGCGGTCTCGTCAGCGGTCACCGTGGCCGACAAGGCGGTCAATGGCAAGGTATCGCTCACCAGCATCCCGCTGGGCGGCAGCAGCGTTACCGCGCGCAAGCTGTACCGCACTGTCGCCGGCGGCAGCACCTACCTGCTGCTGGCCACACTGGCCGACAACAGTACCACCACCTACACCGACAACACGGCCGACAGCAGCCTTGGCGCCGGCGCGCCCGCTACCAACACCACGGCGGATCCGCTCCTGGCCGCCCTGATCACAGCCGCCCGGCGCCAGGCTGAAGACATCACCGGCCGCGCCCTGATCACGCAAACCTGGACCTATCGCCTCGACGAGTTTCCTTGCGCCGCGATCGGCCTGCCCAAGCCGCCGCTGCTCAGTGTGGCCTCGCTCAAGTACCTCGATGTCGACGGCACCCTGCAAACCATGGCCACGGACGCCTACGAGGTCTATACGTCTGCACTGCTCGGCCTCGTCACCCCGGCCTACGGCAGCAGCTGGCCCAATACGCGCGAGGTACCCGAGGCCGTGCGTGTCGAATACACCTGCGGCTACGGTGCCGCCGCGGCCGTCCCGCAGGAAATCAAGCAGTGGATGCTGGTGCAGATCGCCCACTGGTACGCTAACCGCGAAGCCAGCAGCGTCGTCAAGCTCGAGCCGCTGCCGTTCGTCGATGCGCTGCTCGACGCCTACCGCATCCTCCAGATCGCCTGATCATGCAAGCCGGCCGCCTCGACCAGCGCATCACCGTCCAGACCAAGAGCGTCACCCGTGCCAGCAATGGCGAAGAGGTCGTCGCCTGGGTTGCGCTGGATACCGTCTGGGCCGAGGTTACGCCCCTGCGCGCCAAGGAATTCTTCGCCGCCGCGCAGATGCAGGGCAGCGTCGATCACAAGGTGCGCCTGCGCTACCGCGACGACATCACCCGCGACATGCGCCTGATGTGGCGCGACCAGCCGCTCGATATCGTCGGCATTGCCGAGCTGGGCCGTCGCGACGGCCTCGAGATCATGGCCATCAGCGGGGTGCGCAATGGCTGATGCGCTGCAGATCAAGCTCGAGGGCGTCGATGAACTCAAGCGCGCCCTGGCTGAGGCCTCGGTACATATCCGCACCCGCGCCGTGCGCAGCGCCCTGCGCGAGGCCGGCAAGGTGATCCAGGCCGCCTCGCGCGCCGCGGCGCCCGTGCTGGCCGTGCCGACCAAGCGCCGGCTGCCGGGCACCGTCAAGCGCAACATCGTGGTGCGGGCCAGCAAGTTCGCCCGTGCCGCCGGCGACGAAGGCGTCTATGTCAACGTGCGCGGCATCCGTGGCAAGGCCCGCGTGCGCCGCCTGGGCAAGGCCGGGGCCAGCAACCCGAATGATCCGTTCTACTGGCGCTTCGTCGAACTGGGCACGCGCAAGATGGCCGCGCGCCCCTTCCTGCGCCCGGCCGCCGAAAGCAAAGGCCAGGAGGCCATCAACACCTTCATGCGCAGCGTCGTGCCGCAGATCGAAAAACTTAACGCCAAAACGCGCGCCCCATGAGCGTCGAATCCGATTTCTACAGCCTGCTCTCCGGCGCCAGTGCAGTCACTGCGCTGGTGGCCACGCGCATTTACCCCGATGCGCTGCCCGAAGAGTGCGACTACCCGGCAATCGTCTTTGCCCGCGCCCGCACCGATGAGGTTCGCAGCGTTTCCGGCCAGGTGTTCGGCGCCGATGTCGACCTGCAGGTCGGTTGCTGGGCCGCCACCCGCGCCGCCGCCGATGCTGCCGCCGTGGCGATCGAGGGTTTGCTCACCGGCACCTGGGTTCGTGTCGCGCGCGAAGCGGTGTTCGATCCGCAGTCCGGCCTGTATGCCACCAACCTGACCGTGACGACCTTCGCCACGAGCTGAAGCATCACCGAATTCCCCGGCGACGGGGACCCGCAGCAGCCCGCCCTCCGGCGGGCTTTTTTTTGAAGAAAGGAACGCACCATGTCCACCGCTCGCAAGTGGTCCAACGTCGCCATCGCCATGCAATCCGCCCTGGCGACCGCCGTCACCATCACCGGCATCACCAAGGCCAATCCCGGCGTCGTCACCTACACCGGCACCGATCCCTCCAACGGCGATTACGTCTTCCTCTCGGTCCAGGGCATGCACCAGCTCAACGATCGCGTGGTGCGCGTCGCCAACGTCAATGCCGGCGGCAATACCTTCGAGCTCGAAGGCGTCGACACCACGCTCTTCGGTACCTTCAGCTCCGGCACCGCCGAGGTCATCACCTTCGGTACCAGCGTCACCACGGCGACCTCGATCTCCGGATCCGGCGGCGGTTTCGATTTCATCGACACCACCACCATCCACTCGAACGCCAAGAGCCAGGTGCCCGGCCTGCCCAATTCGGCCACCTTCACCATGGACCACATCTGGGATGTCTCCGACTCTGGCCAGGCCGCCATGAAGACCGCTTCCGACGCCCAGGCTAAGCGCGCCTTCAAGTTCACTTTTGGCACCGGTGGCCAGATCATGGTCTTCGCCGGCTATGTCGGCTTCGATGGCCGCCCCTCCGGCAGCGCGCAGCAACTGGTGACCACGCAGGCCGCGATCACCATGAACGGCACGCCGACGTACTACTCGAGCTGATCGCATGAGCCTGATCGAAAAGCTCAGGAGGGCGCGCGAAACGAAGGTCGAGGCCGGCGGCTTCACCTTCATCGTGCGCCGGCCCACCGACGTCGAGATGATGGAACTGGGCGGCACGCGCAGTGTCGCCCGGCTCTTTCCCTTCGTCGTCGGCTGGGATGGCGTCAGCAGCCTGTCGATGGGCATCCCCGGGGGCGATGCCCACCCGCTGCCCTTCGATGGCGCGCTGTGCGGCGAATGGCTGGCCGATCGTCCCGATCTGTTCGGGCCGCTGGTCGAAGCCATCCTCGGCAGCTATGCCGAGCACGCCAAGGCGCTCGAGGCCACCGCAAAAAACTGACGGCCTGGCTGGCCGGCGGCAGCGTTGCCGGCTTGCCAGGCTTTCCCGCATCGGCTGTACCCACGGCACCACCCGAGGCATTCCAGCCCGCCATCCGCGCCTGGAACCTGCTGGGCGGCCTGGAGTGGGCCGGCCTTGACACCGTTGCCGAGATCCTCGGCATCACCGACATCGAAGCGCTGGTCGTACAGCTGGTCGCCATCCGCGACTGGCAGCACGATCATCCACCGGAGACATCCTGATGGCACTGGCTACGCTGACCATCGACATCAATGCCCGGCTCGCCAACATCGAGCAGGACCTCGGCAAGGTGTCGCACATGGCCGAGAAAAGCGCCCAGCGCATGGAGTCGGCTTTCGGCGCTGCCAAGGCGGCCTTCGCCGGCATGGCGGCCGCCTTCTCGGTCGGTGCCCTGATGGATCAGGTCAAGGGCATTGTCGATCTGGGCGACCAGATGAACGACCTCTCGCAAAAGGTCGGCATCAGCGTCAAGGATCTCGCCACCTGGAAGCTGGCCGCCGAGCAGTCCGGCACCAGCCTCGAGTCGGTGGCCAAAGGCGTCAAGGGCCTGTCGACCTACATGCTCGAGAACGGCGACGCCCTCAAGCAGGCCGGCATCAGCGCCACCGATGCCAACGGCGCGATGATCCAGCTCGCCGACCTGTTCGCCGCCATGCCCGACGGCGTGACCAAGACCGCGCTGGCCGTCAAGCTGTTCGGTAAGGCCGGCATGGACATGATCCCCATGCTGAACCTGGGCAGCCAGGGGCTGGCCGAGGCGCAGGAAAAAGCCCGCGCCTATGGCGAGCGCATGGCGCTGCTCGCGCCGCAGGCCGACAAGTTCAACGACCAGCTGGCCGAGCTGCAACTGCACAGCAAGGCCGCCTCGATCACCCTGGTCAGCAACATGCTGCCGGCCATGACCGAGATCTCCGGCGCCATGGCCGTTGCCGCGCAGGAGGGTGGCGCGCTCAAGGCGGTCTGGATCGGTTTCGGCGGCATCGGCGCCCAGGTCCTCAACCCGCTGAACGCCCTGATCAAACAGGTCGGCGCCTCGGCGCACGATCTGGCGGCCGACTTCAACGAAGCCATGGCGCGTATCACTACCGGCAACTCGCGACAGAATTTCCTCGCCACAGCGCTGGCCGAGCGCGCCCAGGCGCAGCGCATCTATCGCGACATCGCTGAGCTGGGCACCGGCCTCGGCCTCGACCGCCCGGGGGACGGCCCGGCCGAGACCCCGGCGCAGATCGCCGCCCGCATCAAGGCCCAACAGGAGGCCATCCGCCGCGCCATGGGTCTGGTCGGCAAGCAGGGCAAGGAGGGCAGCGAAAAGGCCGTCGGCAGCGTGCAGGACTACTCCGCCCGCATCAATGAGGCCGTCGCCGGTGCCATCAACAACAGCGCCGTGGTCAAGTCGCGCGAACTGGCCGATCAAATCGAAGCCCTCGACAAGCTCTTCTTCGACTCGGGCCTCGATGCCGACATCTACACCTCTGCCCTGGAGAAGCTCACCGGCATGACGGCCAAGGCCAGCAAGGAGTCCAGCCAGCTCAACGACCTGCTCGCCGCCACGCCCACTGCGCAACTGGAAAAGCAGCAGCAGGACATGCAACTGTTGGCCGAGGCGCTCGAGGCCGGCAAGATCAGTGAGCAGCAGTTTGTCGAAGCCGCGCAGACGCGCCTTGGCCTGCTGGGCGAGAAGGTCAAGGAAGTCGACAACTTCGCCCTGGACATGGGCGCGAGCTTTTCCAGTGCGTTCGAGGATGCTGTTCTTGGCGGCAAGAAGCTGTCTGAAGTCATCAACGGGCTGGCCATGGATGTGGCACGCATCGTGTTGCGCAAAACCCTGACCGAGCCCATCGGCAAGGCCGTCTCCGGATTCATCAAGGACAACAACCCATTCGCCGGTCTGTTTGGCGGTGGCCGCGCGTCAGGCGGTCCGGTGAACCCCGGGCAGTTTTACGTCGTTGGAGAAAACGGCCCCGAGATCCTGGTGCCCGGCGTCAGTGGCACCGTCATTCCGCCGTCACAAGGGCGGGGTGGTAGCGGGGGTGGCAGCCTGGTGGTGAACATCATTGAAGACGCCAGCCGCGGCGGCCAGGTGCAGCGGCGTACCGATGGCCAGCAGAACGTGCTTGACGTGTTCGTCGATCGCGTGAAGTCGGCGATCGCCGGCGACATTGCCCGCGGCAGCGGGGCGGTGCCGTCGGCGCTGGAATCCACCTACGGCATGAACCGTGCGGCGGGAGCGTACTGATGGCGACCTGGCCGACCACGCTTCCCGCGCCCAGCCTGCAGGGTTACCAGCTTTCGCCTGGCGACCAAAGCCTGCGCAGTGACATGGAATCCGGCGCCGCGCGCGCGCGCCGCGTCACCTTCGCTCGCATTGATCGCGTGCAGGTGAGCTGGATCTTTACGGATGCGCAGATGGATGCCTTCCGCACCTGGTTCGAGAATTCCTCCGAGGCGGCGGGCGGCTCGGCGTGGTTCACCGTCAGCCTGCGCGTCGGCAATACCGGCGCCACCTCGCAGGAGGCGCGCTTTATCGGTGCCTTCCAGGGCAACCTGCTGAAGTCCGACAAGTGGGCCGTCTCCGCGCAGTGGGAAGTGCGTTGATGCGCGCGCCGAGCCGTCTCAAGCAAGCATCACACCCCCTTGGGGGGCGCGCCGGTTTTGCGCGGGGGCTGTCACATGTCTGACGCCACGCTCTCCGAGGCCATCAAAGAGGCTTACGCCGCCGCGCCGGCCGATGTGGTGATCTACCACACGCTGGAGATCCGGCACAGCAGCTTCGCCAGCCCGATCCGCGTCGTGCGCGATCTGGTCGATCTGGATGCCACGCTGGAAACCACGGCGCCCGAAGATGCCTCGACCGAGGTGACCTTCACGGCCTATCAGTTTGACCTGGTGCCGCCGGAAGTCGGCGCTGGCGGTACGCCGCAGCTGCTGATCGAAATCGACAACGTATCGCGCGAGATCCTCGCCAACATCGAGCTGGCCATGGCCTCGACCAGCCTGCTCTCGGTGATCTATCGCGCCTACACCTCGGACGATCTGTCCGCGCCGGCCAATGATCCGCCGCTCACGCTGACCATTTTCCAGATCAACGCCAACCCCATGCGCATCCGTGCCGTGGCCGGGTTCTCCGACATCGTCAACAAGCGATTCCCGAGCGAGACCTACACGGCCGAGACTTTCCCCGGGCTGGTGCTGCAATGACGCACTGGGCCACGCAATACATCGGCGAGCCCTACGCGCCGCAAACCAATGACTGCTGGGCCTTCTGTCGCCGCGTCTGGGCCGAGCAGTTCGGCCTCGAGGTGCCGGTGGTGACGGTCAATGGCAGCAACCTGCGCAGCATCACCCGCGCCTTCAGCCACCACCCCGAGCGTGCCCTGTGGAATGCCGTCGAGTACCCGATCGAAGGCGATGCCGTACTGCTGGCGCATAGCCGCTACCCCTCGCACGTTGGCATCTGGGTCGATGCCGACGGTGGCGGGGTGCTGCACTGCCAGGATCCGATGGGCGTCATCTTCAGCAGCCGCAATGCGCTCGAGCGCGCCGGCTGGTCGCGCCTGCAGTTCTACCGGAGGGTGATCTGATGCGCGCCCAGGTGCTGACCCTGCGGGACCCGTGCAACCCGTCCCGCCGCACACAGCGCGAAGTACGCCGGCGTCGCCGCATCGGTGCGCTGGCGCCGCGCACGCGCCAGCCGGTGATCGCTTATCACAATGGTCGCGTGATCCTGCGCAACGAGTGGCGCCGCCGCGTCATGGATGGCGACGTCGTTGCCTTCGTCGTGCTGCCGCTTGGTGGCGGTGGCGATGGTGGCAAGAACCCGATGCAGATCGTGGCCATGGTGGCGCTCAACATGATGGCCCCGGGCTTGGGCGAAGCCTTGTATGTCTCCATGGGTGGCACGTTCGTGTCCGCCACCGCATCCTATGCCATCACTGCTTTGTCGGCCGGGATCAGCATTGCCGGCAACGCCCTGATCGGCGCCGCCTTCGCGGGCAAGCCTGCGCTTCCATCGCCGCAAGTCGCGTCTACCATGGCCTCGCCCAGCCCGACCTATTCGGTGCAGGCGCAGGGCAATATGGCGCGCCTGGATGCGGCAATCCCGGTGCAGTACGGCTACCTGATGGCCTATCCCGACTTTGCCGCCCAGCCCTATGCCGAGTACTCCGGCAACGAGCAATACCTTTTCCAGCTGCTGGCGTTGGGGCAGGGCTATTACGAGATCGACGCGATCCGCATCGAAGACACGCCGATCGGCAACTTCGAGGAAATCGACTACGAGGTGATCGAGCCGGGTGGCACGCTGAGCCTGTTCCCCTCCAACGTGGTCACCAGTGCCGAGGTATCCGGCCAGGAGCTGACCTACGACACCTGGATCGGCCCCTTCACCGCCAATGCCGCCGGCACCACGGCCAATGCCATTGCGGTAGATGTGGCTTGCCCGCGCGGCCTGTACTACGCCAACGACACTGGCGGCCTCTCGACGGTTTCGATCAGCTTCACGGTCGAAGCCCGCCTGATCGATTCCGGGGGCTCGCCGCTGGGTAGCTGGGTGGCGATCGGCAGCGAGACCGTCAGCGCCGCTACCAACACCCCGCAGCGCTACAGCTTCCGCTTCACCGCGCTCAGCGGCCGCTACGAAGTCCGCGTCAAACGCACCAGCGCGGCCGGCGGCAGCACCCGCTATGGTGACGATCTCAACTGGGTGGGCCTGCGCGCCTACCTGCCGGAAACTCGCACCTGGCCCGGGCAGACAGTGATCGCGCTGCGTATGCGGGCCAGCAACAACCTTTCCGGACAGGCCGCGCGCAAGATCAACGTCATTGCCACGCGCAAGCTGCCGATCTGGAATGGCAGCGTCTGGACCGCGCCGCAAGTAACGCGCTCGCCGGCCTGGGCCATGGCAGATGTGCTGCGCGCCAGCTACGGCGGCGCCCTGGATGATTCGCGCATCGATGTCGACCAGCTGCTGACCCTGGCCGCCACCTATGCCGCGCGCGGCGACACTTTCGATGGCCGCTTTGACAGCACCATCACCCTGTGGGAGGCCGTCACCCGCATCGGCCAGGCGGTGCGCACCAAGCCCTATATCCAGGGCGGCATTGTGCACTTTGTGCGCGACGAGGCCGCCACGGTGCCGGTGGCGCTGTTCTCGATGCGCAACATCGCCAAGGGGTCCTTCTCGATCGATTACCTGATGCCGACCGACGACACGTCCGACTGCATCGATGTCGGCTATTTCGACGGCGATGTTTGGTCGCCGCGCCGCGTCACGGCCAGCCTGCCCGGCAGCGACGAAGCCAAGGCCTTCAAGGTCGACATGTTCGGCGTCACCGATCGTGATCAGGCCTATCGCGAGGGCATCTACCTCGCCGCCGTGAATCGCTACCGCCGCAAGCGCATCAGCTTCGCCACCGAGATGGACGGCTTCATTCCCAGCTTTGGCGACTTGATCGCCATCGCTCACGACATGCCGGCGTGGGGCACCAGCGGCGAAGTGGTGGGCTACGACGCCGGCACCAAAGTGATCACGCTGTCCGAGCCGGTGAGCTTTGGCGTCGGCACGCATTACATCGGCTTGCGCAAGCGCAACGGTGGCGTCAGCGGGCCCTACGTGGTCACCGCCGGCGCCGATGCCTACCATGTAGTGCATACGTCTGCCACGCTCGACGACACGCCCTACACCGGCGGCGCCGAGGAGCGCACCCACTTTGCTTTCGGCGCCGGCATCACCTGGCGTCAGCCAGCCCGGGTGGTGGCCGTCAAGCCAAGTGGCCTGCATCGCGTGGCCATCGAGGCGATCAACGAAGACGACAGCGTGCACACGGCCGACGAAGGCGTTACCGCGCCGGCCGCGCAATCCTCGCAGCTGATCAGCCTTTACACCCGTCCGGTGGTGGCCGGGCTCGCCGTGCGTTCGCAAGTCGATGACGCCACCACCATGCTGGTGAGCTGGCAGGCCGCGCCCGGCGCCCGCTATTACGTGGTCGAAGTATCCAGCGACGGCGACACCTGGAGCCGTGTCGCCGAAGTCACCAGCAACAACTGCGTGGTGCCTGCCGCTTATGGCAACGACACCCTGATCCGCGTGGCCGGCTTCGGCTTCACGCTGGGGCCGTTTGTCCAGGTGGCCTACAGCACCTATTCGGATTACATGTGGTCGGTCACCGATACCGACCTGATGTGGTCCGCCACCAGCACCGATCTTATGTGGAGCGCCTGACATGCCGACCGCACTTCCCGCATCATCCGACTTTACCGGCGCAGGGGTCACCGAGGGTGACTTCAAGGCCGCCATCAGCGCGCTGCGCGACTTCCTTTCCGGCCTGATCGGGGCGGACGGCGCCCCCGTCACGGCGCTGGCCACCCTGGGTGCGCCTGCCAGCGGCTATGCCGCAAAGACCACCACCTACGCCGTGCTGGCCGCCGACAAGGGCAAGCTGATCGATGCCACGACCGGTACCTGGACGCTCTCGCTGCTGGCCGCCGCCACGGCCGG